GTCTTCACTTGTTATAGGTTTTCTAGCCATTTTTCTCCATTCTCTGTTGATAATTCATATTTTGAATATCCAGGAACAAATTGTTCCATATCTGGATTATACACTTTGACAGTTCCATAATCGCTGTCTTCATCCATATCTTCAAATTGTTTAAAGTCGGTTCCAATAATCTCAATATCAACCTCAGCCTCAAAAGCCATATGTTGAACACTTTGATAAACAGAACCGGCCAAAGCATCAGCTAAGTCTTTACTTCCAGAGTTTGGGTGATCAATCTTATTGTTTGAAAACAATCTTAATTTCAAAAGTTCTTCTTCAACAAGAAGTTCATTCCAATATCCACGCAAACGAGTATCATAAATTGCACCAGTTAATGTGTCGTAATCCGTTTTCTTAACGCTATGAAAATCTGCATTAATACCCAACGATCTTAAACTTTGGATCATCTCGATAGATTGCCAACGGTCAAAAGTTACTTTTGCAACATCAAACTTTCTACATAGTTCAACAATCATTTGTCTAACAGATGCAAAGTTAATTTCAGCTCCCGGCTGAGCTTCCCAAGAATGAATTAAGTCAACATTAATCACCGGCAATGTTTCAACTCCCATTGATGTTTTTAATTCTTTAAATCCTGAACAATGAGACATACATAAAGCAGATCTGTCTCTCTTTAATCCAAGGTCAACATGAATAAATCTTCTATGACCATCTTGATTATTAAACCAAGGCTTGTATATTCCATCTTCATCTAATGGATTCTCTCCATACATAAAAGATTTTCTGACTAAATCTGGATCTCTAAAATAAGCGTCTTCCATATTTGGTGGTTCACATTCAAATCTCGCTCTTGCTTCAATTGGATTTCTAATGTATTCCGATTCTAATTGCTCTCTTTTTATGGTTGGGTTAACTTCCCAAGTAGCAGCTTTAATTGACCAAGTTTTTGGTTCTTCCTTTTCTCTGGAACTAAAAAATCTCTGCTGAATAAAGTCACCCTTGTAACGAGGGAATGACAAAAGAATAACTTTACCGACTTCTGGGAAACGAGACATAACAGATAACTTACTCATGTTATAAATCGCTGATGCAGAACCTTTTGATCTAGTGTCTCCCTTAACCTCAGCGTCAGTTTTAAAGGCAGCAATTTCGTCAAGGATAATTGTTAATACTTCATAACCTTCCCAACCTTCACTTTCTGAGTGACCGGAGAAACATCTTACTGGTCTACTAAAGAAAAAGATTTCTGAAACTCTCGGTTCAAAACCAACTTGGTTAAAGTAAGGAGAACTAAGCAAAAGATTCTTCAAAGGCTCAAAGAAAACTCTTTGTGCTTGCTGTGCGTTAACAGCCAAGTTAAGAAGGTCAATATAAACTCCATTTGCTTTACCGAAATAACTTAATGGATCTTTCAAACAATGCAATAAGTAAGCTGTATATGCAATCGAGATTCTTGCACAGTGGTCTTTACCAGAACCTTTACCTAACATGCAAATAACTTCGTTATCGGTATATTTTTTATAATATTCTGCGCCTTCTTCCTCCCCCATGATCTTTTTTAGTGTATGCTCTTTCAAGATTTGGGTGCTATGCCTGACTATTTCCAATTGAATTGGTGATAGATTTGGTAAACCTAAATATTTTTTATCAGTTACAAATACTTCAATAGGAACTGGTACTTCTACAAGTTCGTCTTGATTTAATAAATTATCAAAATCTTCAAATCGAAGATTCATTCCCATAAAGTCTGTCATTTTTTATTCTCCTAATACCGTATGCCCGGTTTTTGCATTCTCAAATTATGAGGTAAGGTCGATTTTTGCATTCTCATCTTATGATGAGGTAAGGACAAAAAACAAATTCTCAAATTATGACTCAACCTCTTCAGATTCAACATCAATCGCCTCTTCCTTCTCCATAATCTCAAAAGCTACTGCCAGTTCTCTTCTTACAGCGTCAGCAATTTCCGGGTGCTTTGAAATAACATCTCGCAAAACTCTAGAAAGGATCTGGTTAACATTTTCTGCCTTCTGCATTCTTTGGATGTATTCTCCATCGGAAGTGTTTACACCCAAAAGCTTGTGCAACTGGGCTTTCTTGGTTGCAAGTTCTCCGGCCAATTTAATTGCTTGGATTCTTGCTGGCACCATTCCGTGATCGGTTGCAATATTTATTGTTTCCCAAGCTTCCTTGCTTAATTGATCAAACTCCTGAAGAGCCTTAATGGTGTTAAATTGCACTCTTTCTAAGAAATAGGGATCCTCTTCAACCTGCTTGTTTAGAATCTTCTTATATTCCTCAATATATATCTTTACATCGTTTGTTTTCATTGCCATTAACGATGCAATCTCATGCATTGAATAACCCTTTACATGAAGAGTACCAACATCCTCAACATCTTTTAATTTTTCTATTAAAGTTTTATTTTCAGATTTTTCAATATTTGACATATCCTATCGTAGTACCCTTTCGCCGCGTAATCCCAACCCATAATAGGGAAATTATTTACAGCATTATTATATGTATGTGTTGCAACATCTTCATAATTGTTAACAACATATAACATTTTATCACATAAATCATCAAAATCTGGTTCAGCCCAAACTCCAGCATCAGAATATATACCAGACATATTATACTGACTATATTTAAAACTTAATGGAACTGACCATTCTGCAAATTCTGTACATGATGTTGCATTAGTGCATATTGTCGGAATACCTTTAGCGATTGATTGATACGGCATAAGGCCCCAACCTTCACCGCTTGTAGGGTAGAGAACGCAATCGACAGAATCGTACAAATCAGACAACTCATCAATAGGCAAATCCTTTTCCACTACATCTATTCTCGAATGATTATAAATGGAGGCTCTCAAAGGAGAATTAGGATGGAGCCGAGCGTCTGGCTCTCCAATACACTTATATAAAAGTCGGTAATTCTCATCATGCCCAAATAACTTTGTAAAAGCACTAACAGCAATTTGACTATTCTTTCTAGTTGATGGAGCTCCAATACTCATAAAAGTAAATGGTTTTCTTGCAACCCTCTTTTTAGGGAAGAACAAGTCTATATTAACACCTAAACGAAAACTATAAACAGGGACTTTGACACCGGATCTAATAAACATTTCCTCTGCCCATTTGGATGTAGTCCAAATCTCATCCATCATGTTCATTCTCTCAACCCATATTTTGGGAAGTTGTTCAGTTTCCCAATAAGTAAATCCAATGTTGTAACCATTACACAAGCGGTATTCAGTTGGTAATCTATTATTAATCAATATGTCAGCATTAGTATCAACTTCTGGGTCTTTCACATATTCAATGTTTACACCAGCATCAAGGATTGGTCTTATTTCATCAGATATTGTATATTTAGATTCAATATCAAGACCTAATTTTTGTAGACCTAGGATTATCTCATCTTGTGAGTTTTTATAGCCTTCATTTTTCTTAAGAGTTGGGTTATACCCCGACCAAAAAATCTTTGGGGACATATTATTCTTCTGGATCAAAAGCTAAAATTTTTCCTGCAGCTTCTGCTGATTTTTTAAGTTCAACTAGAGAATAACCATGCATCTTTGTATATTGAACACGATAATTAAACCAACCAGATGTTCCTACCCAAAACTTGGGGTCTGTGTCGTCTGCTAATTTTTGCAGTTCTTCTGTAGAAAGAAGGAAACTAAGGACACCCAAAGGCATATAAACAGTCATATCATAATTTTCATGCTTGTCTTTGGCATATTCTGCAAGCAAATCTTGGTATTGCTTGATAATTGCCTTTACTGGCTCCCCGGTAAAATGATCAATCTCGCCATTTGCATTTCTAATTCTTGGACAATAACTATCTACTGATGTAATTGTTCCAAATGTTCTACACACCATTGGTCTATAACCATATATTGTGCAACCACCCTTATAGAAGGCACAAAGCCTTTTTGACTCTCCACCATGTTGCCATGTTTCGTCATACATAGCATCCGTTAATGCGTCAACAATTCCTTTAAACCACTTATCAGCTTCATCTTGACCTTTATCTTCCATTACTAAGTAGTATTGCTGATTCAATTTAAATGCAATATTTGCACATTCTGTCATTGGGATAACTAAACCAATATGACAGCACTTACCAGATCCAAGACACTTATATTGTGTTGTATTCTGTTTTGCTTCAATCACTCTAATTTGATTGTAAACCATATCCAACTTTGCAAATGTGGATATGTCTCTAGCAGTTACGCTTCTTTTCATCGCCCAAGTCCCTTCCTTTTCTTTCTTCTAAGCTTGGCAGCATCCCTTCTTCTTCTTTCAACTTCAAGTTGTAAAGGGGATTTTGGTCTTCTTAAAGCAGTAGCAGCAAGGTTTCTTCCCTTGCCTCTAAACTTTAAAAGATCGTATTTTTTACACCAGTTATAAACAGCCTGCGGTGTCACTTCAACATTGTAAGATTGTTTCAAAACCTTACAAATATCAGTCAAGTTCATTCTCTTCTTGACATAATGTTCGTAGAGCCATTCTTTTTGCTTATATGGTTCGTCAGCCATTTCCTTTAACCTTCCAATACCATAGGGCAATACCTATTGCATCTACTATATCATCATCTTCAAGTCCAGGTGTATCTTTACCAAAAGCAACAGATATTATTTCTCTTACTCTTTCTTTTCTTTCATTCTTCATCTTGGCCTGAACAGTGCCTTTTTTACCATTTTTTGCCAGATACTCAGAATCTTTTTTAGTTACATTTTTATAACCAATTGCTGGCTTCCACATTAAAGGGCTAACATCTTCAATAGCATCACATTGATCTGAAATAATCCCCCATGTGAATCCAATAATATAAGATATAATCCGGCTTGTCTGAAAGTTCTGGATATAAACAGATTGCTCAATTACAGCAACATCTGGAGAATGAGTATTCACAACATCAAGAAGTTCTTTTTTTATTTTATTAAACTTTTGAGATTGTTCCTTTTCTTTTGTTAAATCAATCTTTCCAGTTGCTATTAAATCCTTGTCATAAGAAAGAATTGCCCAAGCTAAAGAATGAGATGCCGGATCAATAGCAAGAACCCTATTCCACTTTTCTTTTTTGACAATATTCTTCAAACTCACAAGATATATTATACCTCTTTTCTCAGCTTTTCTTCGTCATAACCCCAAGAAACGAGTCTTTTTATATATCTTTCTTTTTTGCACTGTTCACATATATTTTCTTTATTATATTTTGACAATACAGTTCCACATGAATTTGTTTTACAAATTCTTTTCTTACTTTTATTAGCTTTATTTTCGTAGTATTTATCTAATAATTTTTTATTAGTAATTACTCTTCTACATTCTGCGCTGCAATATATGGCATTGTAAACTTTTGCGGTAAACTCTTTGCAACAATCTGGATTTTCGCATAATCTTTTCTCTTCTCTAAACATCCTCTGACCAGCATTTATCAGCCAAATCACAATTCGCACACTTTGCAGATGTTCTCTTGTAAGGCTGAGTCGGCATATTGCCTTGTTTGAAGTCTTCATAGATTTTATTGTATTTCTTAAATAACTTATCTATAAAGACCTCATCCCTTTCAATAAAGATAGGGAGTAATTCTTGATTATTTTTATTTTCGTATATAACATATCCACTTGGAAGATCAAGACAGCGCATATAAATTTGAGCCTGTCTGTAATGGTCATCCTTTGGCTTTTGATACAACTGTCTGTAATGAAAACCTTCGGCACTAATTGATTTTAATTCTATCAGTTTATGTCCGTACCAATCAATTATACCATCAGCAGTGCCCTCAATTGGCGGTTCATCATAAGTAACCGGGATTTCTTCTGCAACAAGAATACCCATCTCTCTAAGATAACTATAAAGCCTTTCATGCACTGCATGACCATTATCAAAGATACGATAAGTCTGAGGCTGAAATGAAGTTGTTACCTCTGTACCTTCAAAAATGTAATGCCAGTATCTAGGACATTGATTTGTATAACTTGGATGGAAACCACCTACTTTTTTAATTGTAGGAGTATTTCTCTTTTCTAAGTTTTGATCAATAGCTGTCAAAAGTTCAGCAGTAATCTGCTCATGAGATTTTAAGATCTTCTCTTCTTTTGGTTTTCTTAAAGCATTTAAGGATTTCAACTAAACATTCCTCTACCTGAGATTTTAAGAGCATTGATATTCTCTGTCAGTGCCTCATACATTGTTTTCCAAATATCATTAACAAGTTTATCTTGTTCACTCATTATTGTTGAGCGCCTCTTGAAAGCCTGTGATTTAACAATCATCTGCGTTCTATAAGCTGCTAATACATTTGCATACTTAATTGCTTGCATTCCAACATAATGATCCGGATTGTCAATAATATCCTGTACGATTCTCATACACTCAACAAACTCCTTAGCACGATCACCCATTTGTGATGCTAAGAACTCTTCATCAACGATTATATCAGCCATTTCTTCAATTCCTTTCCTATCCATTGAGCGACTGGTGAAGCAATAGCATTGCCACACATTTTGTAACGATTTGTATCTGCAATTATCTTACCATCATCTGTGAACTTTGTATGGTCATCTGGGAAGCCCATTAACCTTTCACATTCCAATGGTGTTAATCTTCTTAAAATTAATTCTGGTGTCATCACACCATGCTGTGAAACCGTATCCAAAGTATAGGAAGGATCTCCAATTTCACCAAAACCTTTTCCTTGTGGTCCTGCTGTATCTGATCGACCAATGATTGTTCCTTGAATTGGGATAGCAACTTCCTCAGCGATAAGAGGAACTTGTCCACCACCAGTACCCATTCTGTGTTTAAGAGTTGGCATTATTCCATCATCATAAATGCGAACATCATTAACTCTTGTTCCATCAACAATTAACACTGTTGAACGACTTTCTCCGGTATTATCAAAAGCATTAAGTGTTGGAGCTACGGCATTGTCTACCCATGATTCGTCATCTTGAGTATTTTGCGCTCTTCTAGATTTTACAAAAGGCTCAAGAATAAAGTTTCTCTCTGGTCTTTTATAATCACTAGCAGCAAGGGTTATTCCCCCTTCTGACCACTTTCCATGTCCTGATTGTCCGTACCAGATAGATTCACCAACGCCGTTCTTAGAGGCTCTGGTAGGAGGTTTCCTTTTCTTTCTGCTCTTCTTAATATCCCCCCTGCTGTCTTCTGGGACAGATAGTATTTTTCCTCCACTTCTTGCAACGGCTGAAGGATCCCAACTAGCGATGACGAATACTCTTCTTCTTCGCTGGGCGACTCCGAACCATTGTGCATCCAAGATGTGCCATTCAATTCCCAATGCCCCGATGTTAGCCATTTGGTTGAGGACTTCCCCGAAGTCATTCCCTTTATTACTTGTGAGGGCACCTGCGACATTTTCCCAGATTGCCCATTTTGGATATTGTCCATTGGTTGCATCACGCATCTCCTTAATTATTCTAATTGCTTCAAAAAATAATCCCGATCTTTCTCCATCAAGACCGGAACGCTTACCAGCTACAGATAAGTCTTGACATGGCGAACCAAACGAGATCAAATCCACTGGTGTTAACTCGGAGCCTTTTACATCTCTTACATCTTCAAACTTAGGAACATTAGCCCAATGTCTTCTTAAGACACTTTGACAATGTTTATCCCATTCAACTTGGAATTTACAATCCCAACCAGCAGAGTCAAATCCTAAATCGAAACCGCCTACTCCTGCAAACAGGGAACCGTATGTTGGTTTATTCATAATCGCTATCCTTAATTAGTTCTTTGAACACATGCCATTCAATAATAGCGACCTTCACATCAGAATCCTCGCCTAATACAACAGAAATGCATGGATATTTATGGTTCTGTTTCCATGCATCTTTTCTCATTTTTATCCACGCTGTTCGTGTAAGAGTGAAGGAAGCACCATTGTGCTTGTAGTCCAATAAAAACTCATGGAACTCTGCATCACCTTTTCTAAACCCCCTTCCAGAATTTTTTACAGGCTTTGCTTTATCTTTTTTAATTTCTTCTTTTTCTGTTCTTTTCATTTCTTATACCGGCCATACATAATCTGGCTCTTCAGATGGCTCTGAAGTAACATCATCAAATTTATCATAATACCAATCCCATTGTTTCCAAGATAATTTTAGTCTATGAGATTTGTGTATATCTTCACGACCAAACCAGCTTGGCATAACTAACTTATCATAATTAACAACTTCAAATTTCATAGTGTTGTTATAACCACGCTTAATCCATTCTTCTACAGAGATATTAAAATACAATTTCATTGCTTCTTCATAGCCCCTCCACATTCTTGTAACAACATGGTTTTCCCAACCATAATAAAAAGTTCCGTCTTTTTTTATTTTGGGTTTTGCACGACCAAGAAGAATATTTAAGACTTGATGAGTCTCAACACGCTGTTTGCCAAGCCTTCTATAATCAAGGACTTGAAGCGATTCCCTAAAATCCGGATACGGTAAAAATGTTTGCATAATGCTCCTTTCGTTTTGAGCATAGCACCGATGAATATCGGAAAATGGGTTTTATCAAATTTATTCGTAGAAATAATCGTGATCATCTGCTGCTGCAAATGCTACAAGAATGGAATACAGTGTGAACATTGAAAATCCAGCAAGCATCACTAGACTAAAAATCACTTTAAAAAGAAGTTTCATTCTAATATTTTAGCACTAATTTCTAAAACTTGCTTTTCTGACAATTCAATCTTGCCAATACCATTCCATTTTTCTTCACCATAAAAGAACCAAGCGCCCCTGCGCTCAATAATATTCATCTCTACAGCTATATCAAGCAATTCTCTCATTTGATCAAGCATTGCATCTTGAGGTCTAAGGTAGTACTGCCCTTTAGTTCCAATAGTAGCACCTTGTTTTGTTTTCTCAATTTCCCAAGTTACACGCTGAGAAGTAATCATATTCCTATCATCCCTCTCCATCTCTTTAGAAGACATAGAAAGAAACAGTTTTACAATATTATGCATATTATGACGGACTTCATTACCAATCTTTGCTTTTGTGACAGCGTACATCCCGCTTAAATCCATAGTTTGATGAGCAATAAAAATCATCATGTTACGCTCTTTATGCAAATAATTTAATAATTGTTGCACTAATGCACCTTGAGATCTTGCTGCTAAACCAATTGCTTTACTGCCTTCCGGCTTATCATAAGCCTCTGCTCTTAAAAGATTTGATAAAGAGTCAAATAGGAATACATGCTTTTCCTCTTCATGAGTTAAATATGGATAAATACTCTTTAAAGTATCTTCAACGATTGTTGATTGGACAACAACAATATCATCAGTATCAACACCACATTTAGCAGCATATTCTTCGTTAAAAGAATATTCAGAGTCAATAATTACAGGCCGATACCCCATCTCTTGTGCATTTGCTAAAATTCTAAAAGACATTGTTGATTTACCAGCAGAAGGTGTGCCCCAAAATAAATGACTTGCACCTGTATATAAACCACCATTCAATGCACGATTCAATCCAACACTTGGAGTTGGAATGATTTCATGCATCGGCATGTAATCACCTTTTCTCTTATCTACAACTAACATTATTTAACCTTTCCTGTAAAAATCATTCTTCCTGTATGAAGTCTATGCTCAGTTATATCTTTATATCCAAGATCAGTCATCATACCACGAACAGCTAGTGCATTTGGACCCCAAAAATTAGTATTATCATTATTCAATTCATTTGAAATATAATACCGAGCTGCTGGTTGTGGATAATCCATCATGTCAACATGTGTTTCAATACATACCATTCCATGACACATTTCTTTTGCTTTTTTCAAATACCCAATTGGATCCGTTGCATGATAAATCACTCCAAGCATTAGAACATAATCAAATGTTCCGTGATTTTCGGGGTCTAAATCTTCAACTGAAGCAAACAACTTTTTAACTTTTGAATTGAGATGGCGATGAGCAAAATCAAAACCAGCATCGCTTGCAATCATTCCACCACTGATTTCTCTTCCTATCCATACGAATTTATCGCTTGCTGTTACAGTAGCACCTCTTTGTTCACAAGCAAAAGAATAAAATCCATCCCATGCCCCAATGTCCAAAACTGTTTTTCCAGTCATATCTAATGGTAATCCAAGATTATCAAATGTGTCTTGCGACTCTGGATTTTGCCCTGGTGTTGTGTAATCACCAATCTTGATCTGATGCCACCAATTTATAGCATTCATTTCTTCTTCAAATTTACTAATCATTTTTTTTCAATCCTTTTCTTTCAATATAGTTCTCAATAGAGATAATGCCAGTATCGCTTTCAATCTTGTATGAATCCAATCTTGTCAAAGTCTTCTGGTCTTCAATCTTATTAAGTCTAACAGCAAACCAATTGCCCGGTTTGACAATGTGCTTAATTTTCTTAAATGGTGCAGGGAAGATAACAACTTTAAAAATATTCTGACCATCCCAACAATAGAGATTTGACATTTCTTTATCTTTAGAAGTCATAAATGTTCTCTGATGGAATACATACATTAAAGTTTTTTCATCATCAACCAATCCAAGGCCTGTGTTGTATAACCACGAATTTTCATGCTCCATCCCTTTACTTCTTAACATCATTAAGTTGTAAAGATCAGTGTTGTGATATTCATATGCATCGCAAAATGAGTGCAGTGTTCTGTCACCTATCAACGCATAAACGAAGTCTCTTGTTGCAAGTTCGGTGTTTCTTTCAGCGAACACTGTGGTAGAGCCTGAATGGTCTTCAAATTCAATACGGAGGTATTGTGGTGTTTTCTTTGTAGAACGCACCACAGCCTTAACTAGCGTCAATGGAGAGGTGATTTCGTGGAAGTCTGCAATATTCCCTACGAAGGCATCCATCTCATTCGTATCGTCTGAAATCTTGATAGGAAATCCCAAAACCGGCAGGTAGTACTTCTCATGGTCAAAACTAGAGACATGACCGATATTTTGGAATGCTCCAACCTTGTCGAAATTCTCCCTCAGAGTGCTCTTGACAGCCGTTTTACGGCATTTATTAGCAAATTCCTCGTATGAGTCAAAGGGGCGCTTACTTAGAATTTCCTCAATGGCAGATTTACCACATGAGGCGACATTTGACAGACCAAAACGGATTGCCTCATAATCGCTACGGACTTCCACTGAGAAGAACTCTTCTGAAAGATTAATATCTGGAGGCAGGATATTCACACCCATTCTCTGAGCTTCCATAAGATAAGCAGTAATCTTGTCCGTTGCAGATTCGTTATAGAGCAATGACCACACAAACTCAATCGGATAATTGATCTTTAACCACATTGTTTGGTATGAAAGCATTGAGTATGCGACAGCATGAGACTTGTTGAACATATACAAAGCTGCCATTTCAAACTCTGACCAAATCTTTTTGGCTTGAGCCTTACCAATATACTTGTTATTGACAAACTTCTCTTTAAACTCATCAAAGCCAGCAGCATCTCTCTTCTTACCAATGATCTTACGCAAACGGTCAGCATCTGACCATGTGAAGTCTGCAAGAAGCACTGCCATTTGCATCAACTGCTCTTGGAAAATAACTGTTCCGTATGTTTCTTCTAGAACATCTTTAACAACAGCGTGAGGGTACTCAGGCTTTGCAACACCCTTCTTACAATCAATATATCTCTGACCTTGTGATAGCAATGCTCCCGGTCTTACCAATGCGTTTGACACAACTAAGTCGTTAAAGTTGTCAATACCCATTCTTTCAATAAGATTACGATAAGCAGCAGCATCTGTTTGGAATACACCGACTGTGTTGCCAGCGTTAAAGTTCTCATAAACTTTTGGATCGTCAAGTGTTAATGATAATTCACCAACATCAACGCCCCTTGTTTCTTTAATCTTATTAATACAGTCTTTAATAACAGATACTGTCTTCAATCCAAGAACATCGATCTTGATCAATCCAACTGCTTCAGCATCTTCCATATCAAATGCTGTAACAACAGAACGCTCTCCTGTTGATGAGTCTTTTCTTGTTTCTACAGGACACACTTCACTAAGAGGAATTGAGGAAACAACCATACCAGCAGCATGCACTCCAGCATTACGAATACGACCTTCAATTACTCTTGCAATGTCGGATACATCGGGATACTTACGACAGAAGATCTTTCCCTTTTCTGATGTTACAAGTTCATCAATTGTTTCAAAGTATGGTGTGATTGCATTAATCTCTTGATAAGGAACTTGGAATACTCTAGCAACATCCTTTACAGCACTCTTGGCTTTGAATTCACCATAAGTTGTAATAGCAGCAACATTATCTGCTCCCCATCTTTCACGAAGATAGTTACGGACTTCACCTCTACGCTTATCTTCAAAGTCTAAGTCGATATCTGGGTAGTCGTTTCTCTCAGGGTTAATAAATCGAGCAAACAACAGACCGTACTTTAGTGGATCAACTTTTGTAATGTCCAACAGATAAGCTAATACCGAACCACCGACAGAACCACGACCTGTTCCACGACCAATTCCATTCTTGTCAGCCCATTTCACCAAATCCCAAACAATGAGGAAGTAATCTGAGAATCCAAGTTGTTGAATAATGCCAAGTTCTTCATTAAGTCGTTCCTGATACTCCGGTCCGAGTTTTTGATTCTTAATTGCAAACTCTGCAATCTCACGCAGGTAATCGTTTGAATCTAGAACCTTTGAGTATTTGGGAAGAAGGTTACGCTTTGTAACAATCTCTGCTGTGCATTTCTCAGCGACTTCCATTGTGTTTTCAAGATACTCAATGTCGTCATAGCCGACTTCCTTAAACCAAGAGTGAACCGTCTGTGCATCTGCGATATATGGGTTAATTTCATCAAACCGCAAAAAGCGCTCAGGATAGAGAGCGTTCATCTTGTCAACAATGTCATTTGCTGGGTCTTTCAATGCATCAAGATTTGCCTGTGCGATACGAATGTCTCCAGCATTTAGCGATGGATATTGAGATACCATCAACAACACCTCTTCAGCACCACGATGTTGATGATCAGGAAAGTGGCAGTCAGCAGTGGCAACAACCTTTTTGCCATATGCCTTTGCCATTTCAATTAGTTTGTTATTCAGACTCTTGGGGTTCCATGCTTGAATCTCAAAATAGAAATCATCACCAAAGATATTGATAAATCTTTCAGCAAGCCGGTCAGCCTTTGCGTAGTCCTTTGCTTCAATCGCCTTTGAGATTGCACCACCCATACAACCGGACAATGCAATAATGTCATTGTCCACCATTTGCTCCAGCAAGTCAAAGTCAATGCGTGGTTTATAATAAAAGTTCTTTGTCCAACCAAGTTGGGAAATCTTAAAGAGCTTGCTCAAGCCAGCATTATTCTTTGCCAACAAAATGAGGTGGAACCGCTCATATTTTGTTTGCTCGTCAGCGCCGATTGATGGAACGAAATATGCTTCAACACCAAACAAGGGCTTAACGCCCTTGTCCTTGCAAGCGTATTGAAACTTCAATACACCGCCCATTGTTCCGTGATCAGTAATAGCAGCAGCATACTGACCGTTGAGGCTTGTGATGTTAGCAATCTCCTGTGGAGTACTCATTCCGTCAAGCAGTGAGTATTCCGAGTGACAGTGCAGATGCACAAAGTCCATTTCAATTCCAATCTAAGTCGTAAAGCGTATCTATTGTTGGGAGTCTCTCCCAGTCTTTTTGATTGTACCATTGTTTACGCAGAAATGCGTTGATACCTTCATTTAATAAAATCTCAACCTCGTTAGGATTATCCTCTACAACGAAGCGTGGATTCAATTCACTAATCACATGATGCTTTTCGTGAATGTTCGTAAAAATTGGTCGTTGCGTTCCGATACGCCAAAAGTCCAGCCAAGGTTCTGTATGCTTCATAGCAGCAGGACAGCGCCTCGCCGTTACCACATGAACATCAATGCCACTTTCAAACCAATAGTTGATTTGGTGCCACGCATCCTCGTATGGCTTTAAGTTCTTCCAAAACAATGGATCATTGAAGATCTGCATTGCTTTGTCATCATTTGAGTCTGTAATCAACCAATGGGAATAGTCTAAATCGCCACTTTTAATATCGTCATGACGAAATAGCCATTGATCAATGGATGATGCAATATCTGCAATCACTCCATCTAAATCTAATACAATTGATTCTTTCATTGTTTCCTTAAAAGGTTAAGAGGGGTCTGTTTTACCAGACCCCTCCACCTCCCGAATTAAATCACCAAGAATCCTTAGCAACTTCACCAGTAGTGAAGAACTTCTCTTGCTTCTCATATGGCAATGTCATATAAAGAGAATCAAGGTCATGCATTGGCAATGACTTAATATCCTCTGGCATCTCAGTTGATTCCAATGGAATCAAAGTGTAGTTAGTGTCAGAAGGGCCGGATCCTGTTCTAGCAATCTTAAAGTAGCGGTCAGTGATTGTACCGAACTCCTTTGCGTATTCAATAAGGATAAGACCTACATGGCGTTGATTAAAAGTAGTGTCAAGAACTCTAGGCTCCCAAACACCCGGTTCAACTTCAACAGCAATGTTGATTACCAAGTGAGGCTTTGAACGCCAAGCCTTATCATGAACAGATTGCTCTGTAGCCCAACAACGATAGTTAAACTTTGACAAACCAGCTGTTGATGCTGCTCGCCACTTCCAATTAATTGGTGAAGTAACGACTGGGATTGTCTTAGCAGTTCCGACTTCCTCATCATAGTGATGAGCATCTTCTGTTAATTCCTGACGGAATCGAATACGGTATGACTCTCCTGAGCCAACCGTAAAGTATTTCTTGGCACCTGTTTTCTGTCCGCTCTGTGCTGGAACGACATTCTTTTCCAGGTCTTTTAATGATTTAATTGATTGAAACATTTTTTCTCCTATAATGTATGTTTTTTGTTATTTACAATTTCTTGTATTTGTTTACTTGTCATTTCACCAGGATCTTTACACCCAGTGTTGTTTTCTACCACATAAATTTCTTTACCTTGGCAGAGATTTATTATATCATCACGCATGGCATTTCCGGCATCATCATTGTCAGAAAATATGGTGATTTTGTCAAAGCACCTTTTAATGATTTTTATTTGATTTGCAGATACTTGAGCACCTAGTGTTGATACAACATTTGGGAAACCAGCTTGGTGAACCATCATGGCATCAACACTGCCCTCAACAATTATGCAAGAATCATGTTTCTTTGCATTTTGTATATTGAACAGCACATCTGCTCTTTTAAAACCTTTGTTATAAAGGTAACGAGGTTCTTGCTCTGGTCGTATTGCCCTACCTATGAATCCAACCAATTTATAGTTTTGACTTCTTACAGGTATGACAATTCTTTCTTTTACTTTTGAATATCCAATTTCAAAATATTCCAATGTCTCATAACTGAGACCTCTATCGTAAAACATTTGGATACTTAAAAGATCTTCTTCGTTTGAATAATCAATCTCAATATCAGAAATATCTAACTCTTCAATGTAATCATTCTTCCGAAAACCATTTTCAATTTGCTTCTGAATCGCTACAGGATCTAGGCGAACATCCTTACCGTAAGGCTTTCCAGTTATATGTTTGTATAACTGTCTGAAGTTGCCTTTCTTACCACATGATGGATTAAAGCATTGCCATAATCCTGTCTTTGTGTTGATAAAAAATGCCGGACTATTTCTGTTCTTATGGAATGGGCAATATAAATTAAACTCTTGACCATTCTGAGATTCAATCATTATGTTTGATTTCTCAAAAAGTTCACGAATTTGTGATTCCATGCTATATACAGAATATGATTTTAAATTTGAAGATATCCCGATTGGCATCATAATCAGTCCTTAAAATTGTTTTATTGAACTTACCATTAATGGCTTTCCATTCATCTTCCATCCAAGGTCTTAATCTTGCGATGGTTTCAATGTCTTTAGCTTCACCTTCAATAACTTTTTTATTCTTCATTTTTAAATGTCCCATTCTTCTTCCCATTTTCCTGTTTCTAAATTCCATCTTAAGAAGAACCCAAACTGAGTTGATCTTCTAACCTTTCTTGATACGACTTGAAATAAGTCTGAATTATATTCACGCTGAATTGCAAGAACTAAGTCAGCATCGTAAGCCAATTGCTTACTCCACGCAACCTCTTCCAATTCGGGCGGTCTTTCTGAGTGACCTTCATTCATTGTTACAGCAGCAACATCGATAATAGGTACTCCGTTTTTAACAGCCATTCTCTTGAATGCTTTTGATAAGTTCTTTGCTTTCTCTGTTTCGTTTCTAGCACCAGAGGCATCATCAAACAAACCATGATAATCCAAGATAACAATGTCCGGCCTATATTGGTCAATCTTCGCTTGCACCATGTTTTGATCTGCTGTTTCAAGACCCTCTGATGTAACTAGATAGATTGGGTGCTTGCCTTCAAATGTCTTTTCAGCCCATTTCTCATAGTTGTCAACAACAGATGGATTAGCACGAACGAGATCTGTATTAGTAAAAGTACCATCTCCGTTTGTGAGAAGAGTGTCAAGCCTCTGCCCCTCTTGTTGCTTATTCATTTCTAATGAAATAATTAATGGTCTGTATCCAGCTCGCCAAGCATTGACAGCAAATAGTCTTGCAATAAATGACTTACCAACGCCTGTCCAGCCTAAGAGAACAATAAAGTCTCCCGGTTGCCAACCACCAAACTGCTTATCAATAACCTTAATACCACTAGGAATACCTTGCAATTCTCCAAGACCTTTTTCAGATCTTTCACGCAAGTCATTTGCTCTATCTCTCCACTCACTTACCAAGTCAGTGTCTTTTAGATTGCTTGAATACTTATACAAAGCAGATGTATTTTCCATCAAATAGGCTAACGCCTCTTTTGGTCCGGCTTCGCTGAGAAGCCCATTTGTCTTTGATACAAGCACTCTAGTCTGATAAGAAAGTGACTCCCTTTTAGCCTCATCAATATAGTATTTAATAGGCTCAGGAGTAGCATAAAACTCAAACTCAGGGTGATGTTGCTTTACAGTTTCTTTTGAGGGAACTTTTTTATGCTCGTCATAGTGAGCAACGATGAAATTCCAAACATCTCTATATTCAATGAAGACATTTTCAACACCTTCATTTACAGCCGTTACATAATCATTAGATTGAATAAGAGAATTCAATAATCTAACTTCGTAATTCATTCGTTAACCATTCTATCGTGAGTGTCTCTCACGATTTGTCTAAATTTTTCTTTGGACTCTTTTTCTTGTTTTACTTTTTCAGTAAATTTTTTTGATTCGATAGCAAAATCAAACATCAAAAATGGACCTGATTTGCTTTTGACGAAATACTGCACAGTCTCCATCAACAAATCACCATCATAATGCTCAGCCAGAGCATCAGCAACCGCTTCTTGACGAGGCGAATCTGGAATAAAAAGTTTACCTGATTTTTTGCAGGATTCCTTTAAGCACTGAACTAGCTCTTGTCCTGTTATTTGCTTTCTCACTACTCACCTCCTTCCATGTTAATTGAAGGTATTCAAACTCTGATATTCCACCGTTCACACCGTAGAAGTTTCCAGTATTCCACATACTAACAAAACATTCAGTACGGACTGTGCATTTTTTACAAATTTCTTTAGCACTGTCAACATCTTCTTTTTTATAAGAAAACCACAAGTTTCTATTTTCGTGATCTAGACAGAGTGCTGATTCTTTCCAATCACTTTGCATCGTCTAGTTCTTGCAGTTTGGCTTCAATTTGCTCATCAATTGAGTTCCACAATTTTTGCCAAGCTGCTTCATCATCTAAACTTGAGGCTTTGCATTTAGCACCAGCATCAAGCCTTAGAGATTCGTAGTTGCCAAGATTTTTCGTAATCCCGACAGATGCCCAAATTTCTACTTCATTATTTTCTGACATGTTATTCCTTTATTTTATTTTCTATTTTCTGCTCAAGCAGTTTTATATTTATATTTTTTTTCACTGGTCGCCCAGGAACCCTTGAATTAAAGAATTCTACCATAGTGTAAACATCTTGTTCTCTGTAGAATCTCCATGAGGAGTACCCATTATACATATCTCCAAACTTCTCTGCACTAGGAATTAAAGATCTTTTTTCATATTTTCTTATGGTGTCCGGTCTTTTCTCAACAATCTTAGCAACTTCTCCAACAGTATAGATTCGATAAAGAATCAATTCGTTCTGTTGGTATGGAAGTTCTATTATTTCGTTTGTATCCAATCTTTCAACATAAATCTTATTAGCTTTTTTATTAATCTTTTTCAACTTGACAATAATATCCGCATAAGTATAAAACTTGTTTGTCGTCAGATTATTTCTGACCATGACCGCCTCTCTTCTCTGCTAAAAGTTTAAGAAACCTTTGCAGTCTTGAGACTTCAATATCTTTGGAGTCTGCACATATAACACATGTTACATCAACATAGTATTTACCATATGCATAGTATTGATCACCAATAAACTTTAGGCCTCCACAATTTGAACACTTAAGTTTTATTGCATGCATATCAATCCAACCAGCAGTTATATTCAGCAGTAACAATGCCTTTAATTGGATGTACAAACATCAATGGTTGAGATGCACGACCTACTGCTCCCAGAACCTCAATTGCATATGTATTAGTTGATTCAGGACTACCTGAAATACGGCACTGGACAGTATTGAATGTCATCTTAGTCGGTGTATGGAAATGTCCAAAATAAACATCATCAAACGCATCAACTAAATTGCCATCTTTATCTTTGCGCTCAATACCGCCAATCTTCCATCCATAAACTTTCTTTTGGAATGAATAGAATGAAGAAAGGCTACCAAACTGATCTCCGTGAATAAGCAAAGACTTATAATTACCGATTGCATCAATAGCATACCAATATCGTTCTCCACGACCATCTGGGATATTGAACTTTACTCTAGGATTGCTTTCAAACATTAACTGAACAATTCTGTACAGCATTCTGTCAGCGTTCGTTTCAGGATCATGGTTTCTTCTTGACTTTCCACCAATTGCACCATGATTTCCAATCACACCAGTAAATGTAATTGTCTCAAAGTTTTCTAACATCTTGTTGATAAAGTTCTTCATAATTCTTGGTCCATCAACAGTAACCTGCCTGTAAAGACCGCTATCGATCAAAAACTCTTGACCGGGAAAAATAAGTTCACCCTCTACAATATCTCCAAGACACCAAATTCTTAATTCTCTAACAGGATGATCCTGTCGTTGAATCTCAGTTAGATGAATAATCTTATCTGCATATTGATTGATTCTCTGTTCACAAACTGCTGAGTTATAATCAGGAGTTACCTTTCCTAGTTGCCAGTCAGCCAAGACAGCAACAGCGACTTCTTCAGAAGCTTTTCTTGTGTCTTTCTTTGGTGCTGGTACTTTAGGAACAGTATACAAACTTCCTTGTTCAATCTCTTCCTTAACAGCTCTGTAAACAGCATCTGCTAAGTGAACTTCTTTACTCTTAAGTTTATCGTATTCTTGAAGTAATTTTGTATAACTAACTTTCAATTCTGACTCAGTACTGATCTCCTTACCAGTTTTGATATCAATTGGCATATCTATAATTCCATTTTCTTTTCTAAATTTACATAGACCCAAAGAGTCTATGCTCTTGCGACAAGAAGCATCGGCATAACGCTGATTAGCAGTGTTTGGCTCAAATTTCTCGTTGCAATTTTCTGCTGCGCAAATTTTCATAGGGATAATTATAACACCCTCTGGGCAGACTTTCCTCAATCCATTGAATTATATTTTCTAGGCATTGATGTTCTTTTTTTAAGAGGTTTTTTAACCGGCTTCTGGCGCTCATTCATATTCTTCCTGAGCTTATCACGATGTTCTTGAGATGGTCTTTTACCTTCACGGTGAATTGCGCTATGTTCTTGTTGAGAACAAAGAAACAGATTTTCTAACCTATTATCAGCTTTGATTTCATTAATGTGATGAACACTTTCCCAACTCTTAAGATAGCGACCAAGAACTTCTTCAATCAAAGCCCTATGCTCATAAATATAGCCTTTAATGTTGGCCGGATGCTCTGGTCTTAAAACCCTCACATAACCTTTATCATCAATGTACTTACCGCCATTATAGTTTGAGTTCATTTCTCCCAAACCAGTTCGGTCACTCCACTCAATGTCATCTCTTTTAGATGCAAGTGGTCTTGGGGGCATAATTATCCTTGTCCACCAATGTCTTCAATGTAGAATTGCATCTTTGATTCATTACATGGAATCACAAATGTTGATGGGTTAGCAGCGCTATTACCACTGTCTCTAAAGATTTCAACATTAAATACACCAGTTCCATTAGATCCTGTAATCCCTGTGCCAGTTGTAGTTACAAAACTATAAGAGCCAGCGCCAAAATATGCTGGGTATGAGGAGCTCTTGATTCTTGTGTTAGCAGTTGTTGGTGGATTTGTTGTTGATGCATCTAAATATGTGTGAATTGGTTGACTAATCTTCCAAGTGTAAAGTGTAGTAGCGGTATTGGCATTGCTTCCTTGACTTACTCTTAGAATATAAACAGAATCTTCTTGTCCCGGTGTAGATACTTTAATTCCAGGAAATGTAAGAGTTAATTTAATATAACGACTACCAGGAAGTGTTACTGAATTATCTGGATTACCAGATCCTTCATTTTTAAGATTAATAATTTCACTATAAGTATCCATTGAGTTTGTAGTAACAGCACTTGTCACTTCTTTAATTTTAATCAAACCCCTTGGGTTATCATCAGTAGCATCTTTTACCTGCTGGATATTTTCAGTCATCTGCTGAAGACGGTCAGCAGAGATCGGGGTTCCTAGTGTCCAAGCAACTTGTACATAATTCTCATAAGCCATATCTATCTATTATACTCCCTCTAAGGCTTGCAATCTAGCCTCTAATTGCTCAATTCTGGAGACAGCTTCTTTTAAAGCCCCTGTTAAGATTGGGACAACAAAAGAAACATCTACTGACTGATATTTATCAGTACCGTCTTCATCTTTACCATCCTTTTCACCCATAACAGCATACGGTACAACTTCTTGTAATTCGTGAGCAAGGAACCCATAAACATTATCACCTCCACCATTTTTCCAATCAAAAATTACTGGTTTTAATTGATCTAGTATTTCTATACTTTTAGGAATTATCTTAATATTTGTTTTTAATCTATAATCAGAAGTTGTTGAGTAAGCAACGGCTGTGTTTGAAACATAAATACCAGAACTTCCTGGCTGGACACCTCTGCGTCTAAACTCGGCAACTTGAACAGATGCATTACCGGCTGCAGTTGCGTTCAAAACAATATTATTGCCGGGTCTTGCAATTCCAATAACCCCAGATGCAATATATACGCCTTGAGAATCAACTGTAGTGTTGGCTGCTAAGTTTAATGGATTACCTACAGTAACTGTACTATTTGATTGTAAATCATTAACAAAAACTTTTTCTGAATCAACATAGGAAGATCTTATTTCTGTTATTTTATAATTACCACTAGCGGTGCCTTCTACATCAATTCCAGCAGTTGTGCTATAGTTAATTTTAACTGTTGTATAAAATCCAGCACCCCAAATAGAGCCAGTGTATTTTTGTGAATAAAAACCATCAGCAGGACTTAATTCAATAAATTGATTATACCCAGGAGATCCCTCAGATGTATTTGTGATACTCCCATCATTTATCAACCATCCACCAATTGTGCCTAAACTCGATGTAATAGTTCCTGATATATTAGCACCAGTTGCTGTAAGATTTCCGTCTGCGGTTACATTAAAGTTGGTACTAACTATTGCACCATTTGCAAGAATATCTATTCCCGGTGTGCTGACAGAATTGGCTGTTATAGCTCCACGAATAGAAGCACTTGAAAACTCTGCATCACCTGCTGATGTAATTGCCCATCCAGCAGTCCCCTCTGTTGTTATTACGCCATTAGCAGCGATTGTACCATCATAATTATTGCTTCTAATTACATTATTTATTAGAACAATATTAGAAGACAATTCATTAGCAGTAATAGTATTTGCTTGGATTTGAGTAGCGGTTATGGTATCTGCTCGTATAATCTTGCCATTTAGTGTATTTGGTGCCATGTTCAATCCAGCAGGAGTCAATACCTTTGAATTAACAATTCTAATTATCCACTCTTCCATTGCTGTTTGGTTAGTACTTTGTCTATTAATTCTTGATTGAGATCCAACATAACCCAAAGAAAAATCAAAAAGAGAGTAAGAGCCAACATCGATAATTGTTGAATTTACACCGTTATGGCTATGACCACCAGCACCAAAGAAAGATACGCCATTTTCTGAAATTGTCATTACACCACCTTCCTTAGTGTTATTTTGTGATCTAAGGTTTCTCCAACATTTAAGTCATGAGAAACAACCCAATAATCTGTATTTGAAATATTAAGACTTGTAAAGTCAGATATTCTAATTCTATCACCAATTTGTAAAATTGGTATTGCCATTGAATCTATTTGCAATACAGGAACAGGAGTAGCAAATTTACTTATTAAAAAATCAGCAATTTGTTGGGCTTTTGCCGCGCTATATATATATTCATTATCAATAACAACTTCTTTTAATCCATATTTTCTAATATCATCGGAAAGAGTAGCTGTTTGTTTTTTAATTAAATTATTTGTACTTTGCTTAATAACAGGTGTACCTGCTATTGATGTGTAATTAACTTCTTGAGTTTGAGGGTTTGTCCCCTGTATAAATGCCAACTCCCCTTCTGGGACAGACGATGATGCAGCCAATATTAGTTGAGCATTGTACGGGCCGGTTGAAAATCTTACCAATTCAATTCTTGGTGGATAAGTATTTGATATGGATGTTATAAAAGGTTTTTGAATATTAAAAGCAGGGGCGTTGTCGTATTTAATATCATAATAACGCACCTCTCTAACCAGATCATTTGCATAGTGAGCAACAGGTGTTGTATCAAATTCTCCTCTAGTAACCGACAGGAAATTTGTAGAATTAATTGACTCATATTTCATAATCTCTTGATCAATTTTAATATAACCGCTTGTCGGAAATGGTGGTCTATCTGTTGTTGTAACAGGTATTGTGTTTGAAGTTGATGTTATATTTGATGTTAATTTGACAACACCAAGAGTAGATGGGTCTGGTGTTGCTGTCCATATACCTTGTCTGTTTGATATTAGAGGGTTTTGTTCAGTTACATTTATAGTAACCTTATTAGTTTGCAATTGGACATTATAATCTCCAGATATAATGTGAGAATTACTACTTATTGTTTTCTGAACATTAGCATGCTGGGATATTGATGATTCAAAATATCTATAAAAATGTATATATTTAAACTTATTTTCTTCATCAACATAAAATCTACCAAAATCTGCTAATGTAATGGCATCAACAACAGCTTTTGCACTCTGTTCATTACCATAAAGATGAGGGAAATTGGTTAATTCTCTAATCTGCGTTGATATATATCTATTCAAAACCTCATCATCTGTTAAAGCCCTGTTATACATGGCAAATTCATCAATATAGAAATCTCTAACCGTTGATGGTGCGACCTCGGCTCCAGCAGAAAACGATGCTCCTCGGCCACCAATTGTTATATCATTTACCCAACTAGCCTGCGTACCAACGCCGTCTGTCTGCCCTAACTTAACGCCATTAACATAATAATGAATTGCCCCATCAGTATGCTTTGCAACAATATGAGAATATTGAGTTGTCGATAATGCTGTGTTTGACGATACAGTTTTAACATCTCCATTATTTTTTACAACACGAAAACCATTTGAAGAAGAAGTGTTGAAGAATTCAAATCCGCTTGTTGACGATGAATTATTCCAGTTGCTGACATATTCTCCACTATTAGAAAAAGTGTAAGGTAATTTAACATACAACTCAATTGTCCATTCATCAGTAAAATTTGAAGATTGATTGTTTGCTAAATTTAAAGATTCGCTGTATGGAATTCTTATATATGTATTATAATTAATTGCATTTCTTGTAACTTGACCTACTAATACAGATTTATTGTTGGGTTCGGAAACTAAACCTGTTACTTGATTTAATGTTGGTCCATTAACATAAACAGCATCATTTTGATAATGATTTCTATTTTTTAAATTTTTATTAATTGCATATGGGCTTGAACTTGTTACAGTTGCAAAAGTAGAATTTCTTGATCCAACATAATCTTTAGCAACAACTGTTGTAAATTGACTTGCAGGAGAAGCAGCATAATTTGAAGCTGCCCCTGAAGATTGTTCCATTCCCAATCTGAGGGTCATCGCTTTCCCAGAATCTTTTGGACCTTCAGCATGATAGAATTCAATTCTTATCTTATATGGAACGCCAGCATCAAGGTCAATATTATCTCCAAGATAATCATAAGATGAAAGACTTATTGTGTCTGTATTTGTTTTTAATCTTGTCCAAGTGTCAAGAACTAGGGTATCATCAATAAACGCTCTAACACCGGAATTAATTGTTGTTATATTTAAGTTATACCCAGAGGTAGCCGGAGGTATGAAATATCCATCAATAACACCATTGTAATATTCACTATGAGTATTAGAACCCTCTACAAAAGAGTAATTAGATAGATTGACAGCTTTGGGGTTTAGAGGATCGGATACATCAATATCATAACCAACATATGTTGGTGGTATGTATGCTTTTGCCCCCATAGCCTTGTCATATTTAGAAAGAATCACATCAAGAGCATCTGCTTTAATATCTTTAACCTCATTCTCTTTTCCTACTGCAATTTTCCAAATTCGATATCTTAATCCTTGATTTAATAAAATAGAGGTTTCATCCCTTTGAATTGGAGTATCAAAGGAATAAAGTAATATAGCATTTTCTTTTGCAAAATTTGTATAAGGTTTTATTTGAATATATTCATTTTTAGAAATATTTATGCTCATCAACATTTTTTCAATAGCATCACCAACTGTTGAATTTTGAACATAAAAGCCTTTTGTAATTTGTTTCTCTGTCAAGAATTTACTTTTATCTAAACATTTGACAGAAACCTCCATAGAAGTACCACCTGTCCACTCATCGACATAAAATTCTCCAGCATTCACATATTCGTATGGGTCAAAAGAAACTGTAGCACCCGAACTGTGTGATCTTGCAATCGTATTCGCATAACCTCTTTCTAAAATATCAACAACCACATCTGTTCTTGTTGAGCAAAGAATTATCTCTTCATTAGGAGTATTAGGCTCAATTATTAGAGTAAATGTATTAGTTGCATTACCATTAAGAAATTTAGAAGCATCAGATACAGTGATTGTATTTGATACAGATGTGATATTGCTCATAAGTTGTGTATTTACAATCACATCATCTGTTTTAACAATTCTCCAACCATTATAAATTTTTATTTTTAAATCCTTCTTCATATATTTTCCATATAAAGAAGAATTATCAAATGGATTAAAAGCTCTTGTTGTATTATCAAGAGTTATTGTAGCACTTGATGACCCGGTTCCAGCAATAGGAATTGAATTTTCCCATAACTCACCTTGTCTATTAACGCTATGAGAAATTGCATAATCAGTAATATCGACTTCATATATAGGTTCAACTTCATGAACTCTTGCGTAATCATTAGGATTTTGTGTACTATAAATTGTTAATAGAATTCTGCTTACATCATTAGAAATATTTGATGGCAATATGTGCTCGTTGTAATATTCATCAACAGAAATTGATGAATATGTATTGTAAAAAGCAGATAGTGTATTATTATACACTTCAATTTTATATGCACTTATCTTTCCTGAAAATTCTGATGTTGTAACTCTAATTTTATTTACTTTTCTTTCCGTAAAATTATAATCAAGAGTTATTGGGGTTGTGAACTCATACCCTCCGTTTGCATGAGCATTTGCCGTTGATGCGGTATATGATCTCCAGCCAAATTCATAATTATCTTCAAGGTCGCTAGGCATACAGTGCCAAGTTCCATCAGCACGAATAACTTTATTCATGTTGTCTTTATCGCCAATAACAGCCCATGTGTAGGCTTGTCTAACAGTTCCGTTCATACTTTGTTCTGGTTTAAAGAAATAACCACCTAAGAGAGAGTTGCCACTCATTTGCTGGGCATAGGTGCCTCTTGAGTTTGAAGGATATGGATCGTTTGTTGTAACAGTTAGATTATCAACATGTCTACTGTCTAAAAAAGTTACTAAAATTTTTGGCTTTACTTTTTGAGCATAGGCATCTATAGCTGATAAAAAAGTGTTTGACAGAGGTTTACCATAAATATCTTTATTAATCATTAAATCTCCTCAAGTTCCACATCACATCTCCAAAAATATGTGCCAGAAATCAAATCTCTACGAATCAAATCTTCAGAATAATTAGTAATAAAAACATTATACTCTGTTTCTTCAAAAACATCTTCTGGATTTGCCCCATATTTAATAACAGTCAAAGTGTGATAATCCGGATCCATTGACTTTTCTTTTATAAAGTTTCTAGCCTGCCTTTTATCAATCGTATTTTCCTTTTCTGAAGGTAGCCATTCCCAAGATAACTTAAAAGATTGTTTACCACTTGTTGATCTTTTATAATATCTAGATTTTGAACTGTTCCAATTTGACTTCTCTACAAAAACTGGTTTATTTGAATTATTAAATTTACGATTTTGATCTGTCAAAGGAATGCCATCAAGAAGAACCAAAGGAATATAAGAGCCGGGATTCTGTGCAGTTGGGGTAAACCTAATAAGATCTGGAATTATAAAATTACTAGAAATCGAGAAAGATATAGCCCCTACGATATCAATAAGCACTGGAGAGGCTATGGACACATCTAGAAGGCCATCTAGAATGGCTGAGGCTGTTCTTATGGCAAACCCAGATGCCGTTAAGTCTGCCTCACCATCCAGCAAAACGCTTTCAAAAAGTATTCCAAAACCAGATGCAGAAACATCAGATTCAATTGTTAAATCAGCAGCGCCTAGTTTGTATAAGTCGTAAGAAGAAACAGACATGTCTGATTCAATCGTTAAATTAGCAGCACCAAGATATATAACAGCACCACCGTTAAAAAGAGCGCTTCTTAATAAAGGACTTATGTTATAAGTTGGATCATTTGCCATTATGCTTCCTCAACTGTAAGAGAAACTGTGAAATAATCACACCCGGTTGAAGGATCTCTTCTTACAAGATCTTCACTATAATCATTTATATAAACATAAATCAACTCGGCTTCTTCATTGTGATCCATTTTAATTTTCATTAAAATTTTATTTCTAACTGTTAATGCTAAATCTTTAATATAATCTCTACCTTTACGGTTATCAATTGTATGTGATTCTAGGGATGGAAGCCAATCCCATTGGAATGTGAAGGTTCTTTTATTTGTTTTTAGATAACGCCTTGATGCTCCGTTATCAAGCTCAACCTGACCGGCATTGATTGTTACAGTGTCTGATATTTTTCGACCTTGCTCGGTAATTTCCTGATTATTTAATGATAAAAAACTAATAACTGACATTACATTCCTCTGTTGATACCATTATAAGTTTTAATGACACGAGATTCAAGACCTGCTTGCTTTTGGTTTGCAGGGACTACCTTCATATTATATTCCTTCATCATGGAGTTGAACCATTCGGTTTCTCCAATAAAGTTATCGACATAGAAATTGTAATTATGGGTAGTTTCTGAAGAGGACATTTGTGGAGAACCGCTCACTCCAGAAATCTTTGTATAGTTAGACATTGGCATATTAAACTTAGGAACCTTTGGAGCATAAATTCCATTATTAATCTGCTTGAGAAGATCAAGTCCATACTTGTCAACAGCAGCCTTTCTTATTACAAACTCTCCACCATGAAGAATTGCTGGAATTCCTTGACCCATTGGACCAAATGTTTGACCGCCATCAAAATATGGAATTATTCCACCACCAAACTTCTTAGGAATTTTCTTTTTCTTAGTTGGCTTAATTCCAACAGCCTTACGCAAAGCTTGGAAGTAAGCAACATCTCCAGCAAGATAACCCTGACTTCGAGGTGCACTATATGACATAATGCTTTCTCCTTGATCATTTATAAAATCAACACTACTTGCCTGATCTCCGTAGTAGTGCGAATGATATAAACCAATAGTATGACCCAATTCATGCTGGAATACACCTGAAATTGATTTTTTCAGTTTATCAATGTAATCTTCACCAATATAAGAACTACTAAGGAATGTAAATGGATCCGTGTCATATCTAATTCTTGCTGTTAAATTATCAAAATCAGTAGCATCCATTTTTGCATTGTTGCGACCAAAAAATTTACCAAATGGAACAATATTTAATTGCAATTGGTTTTTTGCTTTCAGAATTTTAGAAGAGATATTTGAATAACCATCTTTCAAATTATATGGGATTCCTGTTAAAAGATTAAATCTCTCAAGAGCCATCTTCAATGAATCAAAAAATACTTCATGACCCATTCTATACCCAGCATAATCTGTTGGGGAAATATCTCCCATCATATTTCGTTTGTCTTTTCCAAATGTCGCCATCATTAATTTATCAAAAACAAATCCAATATTTAATTTTTTAAATTTATTATTATATCCAAGAAATTTTGCGTTATCATCAATGTTATCTCCAAGTTGATTTGTTGCAACTCGACTTACATCAAAGACACCACTTGGAGATTGTGGAATATCTTCAATTGGTATATTTTTATCTATTAAGTATTTATCTGTAAACGAAGCGACCTTGTACACCTTGTCATATGCCATTTTTAAAACTTTAATTAAATAATTTTTTATTTTTGGATTATTCATAATTGAAGATTTTCCACTAATTGAGTTAGACCATGTAAGATATTTATCTTTTTCATTAGTAATTATTTGCATAGCAGCACTACCGTCATCATAAGAAGTGAAATTATATTTTGGATATCCTTTCAAACCAAAACCAATCATTTCCTCTGCTGCACGATAACTCTTTTCAAGGACACTTTCAAAGAACGCCTTTTTGCTGTCCTCACCGAATCCCAAATAAGGATTACTACGGCGAATCATTCCAGGGACTAACGGAGGATCTGGGAAATCAGATATATTATAATTATCCTCATTAGGAACATTGGCATTACCCTTTACAAAACCTCCCTTTGCAAAGCTAGGAATTAGACCACCCTTAAACATATCAGGTTGCCTCATATTTTTGATTTTATTTTCTACACCAGTAAAAATATTTCTCTTATAAAAGAGTCTTGCAATCTCATTAGGGGAAAGAGTATACCAATAACTTGGAAGTTCATTGAATAATGAATAGTTTTCAATTGCAGATGCTCTTTGACTTGCAGATTCAAAATGCGGACCTGATTGAACTTTAAATGCTTTTGCCAATCTTCTAATGTATGCTGTCCACTCAGTAGATTCTGAGCCGTGTACACCACCAGGTATGGTTGGATAAGGCGCACCTTGTGGTTTTGTATTGTATCCTAATTTATCTTTTGGATATACCTTGTCAAACAAAAGTCTTGAAACAGCATCGCTTGCACCATCACCTGCTGGTAATACATCAAAAGTTCCAGCTGGGAACTTCAGCGCCTCGCCCGGCTTGGGTGTCATCCATGTATCAACTGCATAAAGATTTGTCAAAGCACCAGGGTTTGCTTTCAAAGCATCCATCAGATTAGCCACTATAACATAGCCCTCTTTTAGACTTTCTCTTTGACCATGACCCATAACTAAATGATTTAATGCAAAGTGAACAGTATCTCTATAGTAGTCTCTGCCTTGACCAAAAATAGTGTTATTAACAATTCCTTTACCTTGTTCTCTAGCGTTTTCAAGTATTCTTTGCTTTATTTCTTTGACTTCAAGAGCATATGGAATTGGGTCTAAATTCCTACCAAGAAAACCTAAATGAACTTTTATTAAGTCATCAATATTATCAATTTCTGGGAAATATGTTTGGAAGTTTGAAGTTGGTCCTAGTAGAAGATTTCCATCTTTGTCTATCTTAGGCTTATGTATTGTTTCATGAACTAAGAATAAATTTTTAGGATTAAATTTATCAATACCTTGTTCACTCATTCCTGATATAACATAAGGGAACTTTTCCTTTAAATATGACATAAATTGTGCAGCAGATTCTTCTTTTGGTTTTGTTCTACGACCTACACCTGCTAATCTATTAAATTCAAGAGCAGCCTTCATATCTCCACGCATCATTGCGTAAAGCAAAGCATCAACCTGAGTCGCATACCCTTGTTGTGCTTTATTAGCAAAAAGTGCATGCATATAGTCATTAGCTAATTGAATTCCTTTTGGAGAATTAAAAGGTAAGCCAGAAATTTCAAATGGATTTCTATTTAATACTTTTACAAATGGGAACTTTCTCTTAAAGGAATCATCTGCACCAAATGCGACTCTTTCACCATTAATATCGTAAATTTCAGCAATTTTTTGAGACACTTCATCTCGCCAATCAGTTACCATACGAGATTTATCATATGATACTCTTTGAGGAACAATAGGCTTTCTAAACAACTCCACTGCTGCTTTATTTTTTGGTGTTGTGACAGCAGAAGCAACATTTGGTTTTATAGCAGATCCTGCCATGCCCCATGTTTTAGTTATTGGGTCATATTCCATTCCTATTGCATTTAACCAAGGAGCTTTTGCTTCTAAACCTTGACCAATTGTTCCAGCACCCAAGTTGCCAATATTCTTAGTAATTACACCAGCTCCTGCTTTGTAACCAGCCTGCACAAAGGGAAGAACATTTGATGCAAAGTTGATTCCTGAACCGACTCTTGCTGCAGTAGGAGCGTTTTCATTAAAGATTTGCTTGATGTCTTCTCCGCCAAAAGCTCTTCTGCCAGAATGCTTTATATCTGTCACAATAGCGGTAAGACCAAATAATGTACTCTTGACATCTCCCATTAATGAATTTTGATTTTTTGCATTTTGGGCTTTGGCATTCCAAACATTCCAATCCTTGCCAGCCCCTTTACCACCTTTCCACATTGGCTCAAGACCATTGAATTGTCTTAGACTCCAATTTGTTTTATCTTTCTTTGACAAAGAATCTTGTGGCATCCATCTAAAACCAGCATAAGGAACATTAGGGAACGGACCGTCATTTCCAAATGGAGATTCATAGACATTATTTGGATTTACATATCCTTTTGAAATATAATCTTTAAATTTCTTTTCATTTTCTTTTGAATAATTAATTATTCTATCTTTACTAATTAATTCATTTTCTGCTTTTTCAATAATATCTTTAATATTTGATGAAGAGTATTTAGACTCAATGCTTCTTATACTGCCTGTAATTGCCTTTTTGCCTTTTACCATTCCACCATTCTTATATTCTTTTGGTTTATAAGAGCCTTGGTTGATTTGTTGCATCATGCCCCAGCCATACTTCTTTACAGCAGAATTTCTTATGACATATTCGCCACCATGCAATGTTGCTGGAATGCCCTGTTGAACAGGCCCTTTCGTTGGACCACCATTTCCATAGAACATTCTTCCACCCTTGAAGAATGCCGGTCTTGTTCCAACAGGTGTACTTGTTACATCATGAGTTGTGCTACCAACATATCTGTCAACAGATGTTTCTGATATTCCAATCCAGTCCGTTTCGTTTGGTGCTCTGCCCTTTGATCTTCTGAATGCAAGGGAGTCTTTTTCTCTCTTCCAATATGAAACAACTATTCTTGGCTTATTAGCAGATGAACCTCCTCCACCACCAATAGCATCGCCAATATCGCCCGCACCTTTCTTTGCAGTAGCAATTGCCTCTTCCATTCCCTTCTTAACTGCTTCGGCAAGAGAAAGCTTTTTAACCTTTTCATTAATCGTGTTAACAACTGATTCAAATGCACTACCAATTCCTCTTTGTGATTTAAGAATTTCTTGCTCCATTGCTGCGTTTGCATCAGCAATTGCTTTTTTGAAAATTCCAGTTAAACTCTTTTCATCTCCAGAGTCGTTCTTATTTGCAATATAAGTAGAAAGATTTGAAAGAGCTGTGCCATAAGCATTTTGAATTGCTCCACCAGAACCAAAGGCGTTTGAAATTACAGATGGAATACCAGTCGATGCGCTTGTGAGCATTTCTGATGTGACACCAAGAATTGATCCAGCATTTGCCCCAGTCCCGGTTGAAAGACCAAAACGAACCTTTGCGGTTTCAACAAGTTTTCCTAATTCAGTTGAGAAAAATCCAGATGATGATGTTGTTGGATCTAATCCAGTTCTAATTAACTCTGGCAATTTTGAGAATGATGTTTGGAATGCAGTATTAATTGCTCCCGACTTCTTTTCGGCTTCAGCAGCAATTCTTTTAAATTGCTCAGTTAATTGAGTTTCAGAAATCGTTCCATTCTTGGTTACTTCTTCAACATAATCTTCAAATTCTTGAATAGCCTCATCAAATAGTTTTGCAGCCTCATCTCTATTTCTTTGAATAATAGAAATTGCATCTTGTCTATTTTGACCTTGCAAATCTCTTTGCCTTGATCTATCCATATCGGCAATTTCTTTATTGTAATCATCAACATTCTTTAATTCTTCAAGGTCAAGAGTTCTTGCATCATCAACTCGACCTTCATAAATAGCCAAAGCCCTTTCTTTTTGATAGTTGTTTCTTTGCAACTCTCTATCTTTAATTCTTTGTCTTCTATTTGATTCGTATTCTTCTGTTGCAGTTAATCTTTCTTCTGCTTCTGCAAGAGCCTCAATACCTGCAATTTGGTCATCATAGGCTTTAAGAGCTTCATCTCTTTGCTCACTAAGAATCTTAGAAAGATCATCTCCAATATTTCCAATGGCATTAGCCAAGTTACCAATTACAGATTCAAAATAAGATTCCTTAAGATTCTTCAAACCTTCTTTAATTGAGTTTTGAATTGCTTGACCAGCAGCTTTTGCAGCAGCAGGATCTTGGAAAGCCTGCTTCATAAGGTTGGTGAAAGATTTAAACAATCCAGAGCCAGCGCCTTCAGGAAGAACACCCTTAATCATATCCAAAGCTTGCTTTGTGAATGTCTTTCTATTGTTTTCTTTTAGCTTGTCGAATGCGTTATCAGAAGCGTCACTCCAGCTACCAATAGCAGCATTAACCCTGTCAAACGATGGAGTCAAAAGACCGTCAACAACATTAACAGCGCCATCCCTCATCCCATCAAAGAAAGATCCAACACCATCATTCATTGAATTTAATGCATTTTTAATTTTTCCACCAATTCTTGGCAACCATGTCAATGGCGTTAGTAGAGCACTAATTCCTCTTGTAACTGTTAAAACAAGTATCTTAACAACTTCAACAACTAAAGCAACAATACCTTTTAGGACTAGAACAATTAAGTTATTAATGCCAATAAAAATTTGTTCATGAGCATCAATAAGAAGTCTTGTAATAACTTTAACAATCTCAATAACCAAGTTTCCAATAAAGCCATTTACCAAAATGCCAAATGCTGCGAGCAGAGTGCCGAATTTAGAAACGAAATCAGACCAAGCTTCGCCAACAGATTTTACATTTTTAATATTCTCTTCAACAAATCGCATTTGAGCAGAACTTCCAGGTGTGAAGCCGTTTTCAAAAGCTTTTCCAACCTTTTCCATTTGTTTTTCTGCTGTATTTACATATTTGTCATACAAAGCTTTTAATAAGCCAAAGAAAGATGACAAAACAGGGATGGCTTTTCTAATGAGGACTACGATTGAAGCAAGGAGAATTCTAAATGCTGGAACCAGTGTGGTCTCAACAAACACTCTAATCTTTTTAGATATTGAGACGACTGATTCAGAGAACTTTTCAAATCGACCTCTCGCTCTTTCTGTTGCGCTACCTGATTCTTCATTTCCACCAATGAAAACACCAAACATATCCTCAATCGGCTTTAGCAGAGCGCCAGCAGCAGCCTTGATGTTATTAAACGCCTCTTTGAAGTTTTTAGAAGTTTGCTCGCTCTTTGCACCCCATGTGTCTTGAGTTTTTACAAGAGCTGCTATCGCTCCTGTTATTAGTGTTAGTGTCAGAACAACAGGTGTGCCAATTACAGGAATAGATGAAAGACTTGTAATAAGGCTCTGAAGCATGTTTCCACCAAACATTCCAAGAGGACTTGTTCCTAGCATTCCAGCGCTCATTCCAATGTTGGAAACCAGACCGCCCTTAATTGATGAGCCAAATCCAGATAATGAACCCCCAACTCCCTTTAATGCTGTACCTAGTTTTGATTTAATATCTCCGGCTATACCAGAAAGACTTGTACCCAAAGACTTTCTAAATTCCTTGAAGAACCCAGATATTCCTGTTTTAGCAGATCTTGATTCTTTAGCGGCTTCAGCAATAGCGCCACCAAACAGTTTAATTGGGCCGGATACAATTTTGTAAAGAGTTGTTCCAAAAGGAATTAAACGCATTGATGCAGCAATAGCTGCATCGTAGACTTTAAACATTGCTCCACTTATGGATGCTAAACCAGTTAATGCCTTAACATATGTTTGACGATTAGCAAGGCTCTTGAAACCAGTTTTAATCATGTCACCTAAGAAAGAGAAGTAACCAATAATAGTATTCTTCAAATCACCTTGAGCGTTGAGAGCATCAGCCTTAGTAACCTTGGGAAAAGCAAAATTGAATAACTTAGTAATTCCAGTTATCTTAAATGCAAAACCGGTGATAGCAATAGAGGCTTTGAATGGAGCAAGAGATACAACACCAAGAGCCGATCCAAGTTTGGAGAGAGCACCAATAAAGTTAAATGTAGATTTTGTGGCAGCAGTTGTTGCTGTAGTCGTTGCAGTCGCTGATGCTGGAGGAGTTCTTAGTGTTGTTGGAGGAGTTGTTGGAGATGTAACTGGAGGGAATGAACCGCCACCAGCGGGGCGCACTGTTCCACCAGCAAATGCTCTTTCTTCAGCAATCATATTTAGGGCAGCACGAAGGTCGTCAATAGCCATATCAACACTGATACCCATTTCCTTAAATAATTTTCCAACAAGATCAACATCATTGCTTATAAACAAGAATGTATTAAGAATTTCTTTAAGAGCGTCTTCTGATTCATAAGTTAAATCATTAACACTTAATTTTATGATCTTATTCATATATTGGAATTGCTCTTCCAGATCTTGAAGAGGAACACCCGCATTCAAAAGTTGTTTAAATGCGTCACTTCCCAAAATATTTGCTGGGATAATCTTGGAATCAGGGATTGAAATACCCATTGCAGAAGACTTAATCTTTGCACTTCTGCCTCTTATCTCATCAACAGTCTTTTTAATTAATTCATTAATGTCAATTCCGTATTTTTCTAGAATATAGTTGAGGATTGCTGTCTCTCTCTGAATAGCCTTGAATATACCAAGGCTTGAAAGTAATTCTTCCTTTGTCTTAGCGGAAAAATCTTCAACAGTTGCATCAAATGCTGGTTTAACAGTAAGCATTAATTGATCAATTTGTGCTTTCTTAACACCTCTTGGAAGCCTTACAGATTTAGGTTTGATAGGAGTAACTGGCTCCACCTTTGTTGGTTCAACAGGAGCGACTGGCAGTGTTTTGAGAGATTCTGCCATCTGAGCATTAATGAGTGCTTTTATTTGACTTGGAGAAATGGCTGGTAGTTCTTTTTTCTTTCTTGGTGCTTTCTTTGGTTTTTCTGTAGTGGCATCTGCTTCTTGCTCTGCTTCTTCCGCTTTCTTTGCAGCCTTTTCAGCTTTTTCGTTTTTCTTTTTAACCTTTGCTGTTGCATCTTTTGAAGCCTCAATTGCAGCATTGACTGTTTCAGCAGTTGCTCCTTCAATTGCAAACTCTAATTCATTAAGTCGAGCAATTATGAAATTACGCATTTGCTCTTTTGTTCCAGATCCAGTGAAACCAAATTGTCTTGCAATATATCTAAGAGTGTCGATTTGATATTCTAAGAAGTTGTCTGATGCAGTTTTTGTTTCTCTAATTCTATTTGCTACTTCGGCTGCTAAATTAAGTCTTTGAGATCTGTCTATGTTGAAACCAAATTGCTGATTTCCAGCATCAGCTTCTTCTTTAGCAGCCTTCCTTTCAAGAGCATAGAATTTGTTTCTAGCATTAATAATTGCTGTTCTAACGATTTCAATACTGTCAGTAGATGTCCCAATTGTTTCTTGCAATTGTTTTACTAATTCATCAAGACCGGCGCTAATCTGGGTTGACATTTGATCGCCAACCTCATTGATTTTATTTTGAGCTTTTCGAACATTACCTTCCGCATCTGTATAGCCAGTTCTTAATTGGTTAAGAACTTGATCCATAATTTCAACTGGGATATTAAGTTTTTGTCTTATAGCTTCATATACAGTTGTAAGGCTTCCTGTTATATCACCCTTATCAACAAATGCAACAGACATTGGACCAATTCGTGGCGCTCTTCTACTTCCTCTTCCTTGCCCACCAATTGGCATTCCAAATGGGTCAAGCATTTCCATTGATGGAAGACCAAATGATGTTGTACCCGATCCACCACCGCCAAATGGCTTCTTATATGCTTGTTGCAAATTAGCCTGTGCTTGTTCAAGATCAAGTTTTGCTTGTTTGATTCTTTCTTCAATCGCAATAAGAAGTTCTGCCTCAGCCTCATCAACTTTTTCAAATGTAACTTTGGATTCAATACCAAATTTCTTCAATCCTTCTTGCAGTCTCTTAAATGCACTTTGTTTAAACGGATTAGTTGATGTTTTCTTTGCGCTAGAGAGGTCTGTCTTTAGACCTTCAATTTGTCTTAATGCATCTTGTGCTTCAATAAGTTGTTTCTTTGCATTTTCAACAGCTTCATCAAGTTTTTCTGCTGTTTCAAAATTGACTTTACTTATTGCATCATACTCTTCACCTTCTTTGTTTTTACCAGCTCTTGGTCTTTCTGGATATCCAAGACCTGTTGGTTTAAAACCCTCACCTGTAGGTTGTTTACCTTCAATTGTTGGTGGTGTAAATACGCTTTCTCCTGTTGCCAAGTTTGGCAACTTAAATCCTTTTGACAACTTCTTTGCTTGTGATACTAAGGCTTTTATTTCACTTGCTTTTTCGGCAGGGCTTTTTGATGTTGATAAAGAAATAGCTGCCAATTGTTTTCTAAGAATTCTTACAAATTCTCGGATTTTAGGACCGGCAATTGTTTCGTCTGCAATCTTTTTTAGCTGTTTAATTGTTTCAGCATCGCCTTTAAAATTTTCTTCAATTGTTGCATAAGCTTTTTTCAGTTCTTTATCAACTTCTTCTTTGATATTAAACAATTGTCTTCTATCTTTGCTTGGTGGAGCATAGGCAGGTACCCCTCCAGTTACCTCTTTGCTCATACCATCAACAATCTTGCCCTCTTCGGCCCTCTTAGTTTCCTGCTCTTTCTTTTGAGCTCTTTGCCTATCCCTGAAAGCTTTTGCTTGTCGGTCTCTTGCTTGAGCATCCTTTTCTGCTTTATCCTCTGTAGATACAAATCCTCTTCTTGCAGCTAATGCTTCCGCTTCCTCTCTTTGCTGTTTACTTGGTTTTCTAGCAAGATCAAGAATGGGTTGAAATGCCGCTTTAAATCTTGAACTAAAGCCTTGACCAGATGATCTGGTGGCGAATGGCAGATTGAATATATCTTTTCCAGCTTCACCAAATGACAATGCCCTAATTAATTCTGCTTCAAATTCAAGAACAACTTTATTAATTAGTTCTGGGAATGCCCTTGCCAAAGCTGAATCCGGTTTGATTCGTGTTGTTTTTGTTAATGCAGATATTAAATCTTTAAGGGCTGCTTCTTCTATTCTTAATACACCACCAGTTTTACTGAGGAGTTCGCCCATTTCATTGAATATTGGTGGCAGTCTCACGCCTAATAGATTTGCTAATTCAAAAAATCTTTCTTTTGTTATTTTGAATGTTCTTACACCATTTTTACCAGCACTATATTCCAATGTCTTTAGTGATTCAATTACTTCATCAACACTCATTGCTTGAGCCATAGCAGCATTAATAAACAGTTCTTGAACAGAAGAAAGTCTTCTGGCTAATTCATATTTGATAGAACTTGTTTCACTACTAGAACCAATAACTGTTCTTTTTAGTTTGCGATCTTGTTTTTGTTTTGATTTTGCTTCTTTATTAGATACATTTAAAGCAGCACTTGATGACCCAGTATCTTCAGCAAACGCAAGAGCTGCTGCCATTTGAGCATTAAGAACACCTTTAATATCTGCAATTGTTGCAACTGTCTTTTCAATTGTTTTAGCAACATCTGATGCAACTTCTTCAACAGCCTGTTCAACTTTTTTCTTAACAGTGGATTTCTTACCAGTAGGTTTCTTACCACCAGTTTTTACAGCAACCTTGTCTTCCTCAGCCTGTTCTGTAACGGCTTCAAGATCAACTTTTTCTTGAGCTTCAGCGACCTCTTCAGTTTTCTTTTTAGAAGTATTTTTTGCCTTACCTGATGGCTTTCCCTCTGGCTTGTCTGATGCGACAGACTTTTTATCTTTTTCCGCCTGCTCTTTTACAGCCTCAACATCTTTTTCCTCTTGAGCCTCAGCAACACTTTCCGTCACTGCTTCTGAAGTTTCTTTTGTTTTCTTTCCTGTTGCTGGAGGAGCCTTTGGCTTAATGGACTTTGTAACTTCTTTAGCCTCATCAGCAGCAGCTTCAGCAGCCTCTTTAACCTTTTCAACTGGACTTGACATTGCTTCTGCAATTGCTTTCTTCAATCTCTTAACTAACAATTTTGGACTATCTACTTTAAGACCGCCGATCTTTTCAATATTTAAACTCTTTGCAAGTTCAACAAGTTCAGCCTTTGTACGACCTTTAAGATCTTCCATTGCCTTCTCAAAGGCGCTCAGTTCTTTTTTAATCTCATCACCCGGTTCAGCAATAATATCGTTTAAATCAACAACTGTAACAGGACTTGCTGGGGCTGAACCGCCTGATGGTGCTGGAGCAGGTGCTGGAGATGGCTTGGGAGTTGGCGAGCCTCCAGATGGTGGAGTACCACCAGATGGTG